ATGGCATTGCCTTTGTCATATCGGGCATTGAGCTTTATAAAATCGACAATGCTTATGCGGCCACATTGATTGGCACGGTGTATGGCACTGGAGCAGTTAGCATGGCCGACAATGGCACGCAACTGTTCATTGCGGCCAACGGCCCTAGTTACATCTACAACAACACAACAGGCGCATTTGGGCAGATTACTGACCCAGACTTCCCAGGCGCGGTGACGGTGTGCTTTCTAGACGGCTACTTTGTGTTTAATGAGCCAAATAGCCAAAAGATGTGGGTCACTGAATTGCTTGATGGCACGTCCATTGATCCTTTAGAGTTTGCTAGTACAGAAGGCTCACCTGATGGGCTAGTCGCCGTGGCGTCCAACTTCCGCGAAGTATGGGCGTTTGGCACAAACTCAATTGAAGTCTGGTACAACACCGGATCGACTGATTTCCCTTTGCAACGCATTCAAGGTGCGTTTAATGAGTTAGGTTGCGCAGCGCCTTACTCAGTGGCCAAAATGGACAATGGCTTGTTCTGGCTTGGCCGTGACCGTCGTGGCCAAGGTATTATCTACCGCGCCAATGGTTATACAGGTGTTCGCATTTCAACCCACGCGGTTGAATGGCAGATTCAGCAGTACAGCGATTTAACTGACGCTATTGGCTACACATACCAGCAAGACGGCCACAGTTTTTATGTACTGATTTTTCCTAACGCTAACACAACGTGGGTCTATGACGCGGCAACGCAAGTGTGGCATGAGCGTGCTGGTTTTATTGACGGAGAGTTTACCCGTCATCGTAGCAATTGCCAGATGGCATTCAACAACCTGGTTGTTGTTGGCGACTACCAAAATGGCAACATCTATGCGTTTGACTTAGATGATTTTAGCGACAACGGGGGCATCCAAAAATGGCTGCGTTCTTGGCGTGCATTGCCTACGGGCACAAACACTCTTAAAAGAACAACCCAACACACCCTGCAACTTGACTGCGAGTCTGGCGTAGGCTTAAACCTTGGCCAAGGCAGTGAGCCTCAAGTCATGCTCCGCTTCTCAGATGACGGTGGCCACACTTGGTCAAACGAGCATTGGCGGTCTATGGGAAAAATCGGCGAATATTACAAGCGTGTAATTTGGCGTCGTTTAGGCATGACCGTTAAATTGCGTGACCGCGTGTATGAGTTGTCGGGCACTGACCCTGTGAAAATTACGATCATGGGCGCTGAACTCATTTTGAGTCCAACGAATGCCTAGCCCTAACGCTACACCAACGCCAGTCACGCCCCCGCGAGTGCCGCTGACTGACCCTCGCACGGGCTTAATTGACCGTGCTTGGTTCATGTTTTTTGTGTCGCTATATAACGCAAGCGAAGAAAAAGGCGGCGACATTAACCCTGATGTTGTGTCTCTGGTTGCGTCTTATGATGAGTTTTTGCGGACTATCAGTCAAGAATTGCAGACCTTACCGCCAAGTTTAGAATCTCAAATAGCTGAACTGCAAAAGCAGATTGAGGCTTTAGAGTTACAACCTGTTAGCGTTAGCGTGGTCGCTTCAGGCGGCTCAACATTAACTGCGCCAGTGACTGTAACGGCCAATTATTCGATTGCCGATACAGACGCTTGGATTATCAACAACAAGACTGGCTCGGCCTTGATATTGACGTTTCCTAGCCCCTCGGCGTGGTCTGGCCGTGTCATCACGGTTAAGAACATGCAGGCTCAGTTGGTTAACTCAGCATCAAGCAACATTGTGCCGCTAGATAGTACGTCGGCTGGCACTGCAATTCTCTTGGCAGTTGTAGGAAATTGGGCGACAATGGTGTCTGACGGCACTAATTGGGTCATTATGCAAGCTGCCTCTAACAACAATTTGCTTTTGGAGTAAACCATGACTGTCACAGTAAAAGTTCTTGTACCGGCAAAATTTGCCGAGGCAACCCAAACAACGCAGTACACCTCAACGGGTGTTACAACCCTTATTGACAAATTTACGGCCACCAACATTACTGCGTCGGCCGCTACAATTTCTGTCAATTTGGTCACAACTGCTGATTCTGCTGGTAATACAAACTTAATTACTAAGACCAAATCACTTCAGGCGTCTGAAGTTTATACGTTCCCTGAATTGGTTGGCCAAGTGCTTGGAGTTGGTGACTTTATTAGTACAATTGCAGGCACGGGCAGTGCAATCAATATTCGCGTTTCTGGACGTCAGGTGACTTAATGATTAACCACCACTTTAGTGCAGGGGTTTACGCAAAGGAAACGCTGATACCAGCGGGTCATGTGCTTGTGCAACATAAACACAAGTTCAGTCATTTGTCGATTCTTGCCAGTGGTTCTATTGAGTTGATGGTGGATGGTGAGCGCAAGATTATTCATGCGCCAGCTTGTTTGACCATTGAGGCAAATAAACATCATGGCGTAAAATCGCTTACAGATGTTGTGTGGTATTGCATTCATGCAACTGAATGCACTGATTTGGACGAAGTTGACGAAGTTTTAATTGTGCCAAGCGATCAAGCCCAAGCGCAAGAACTGGCCAAGTGCCTACAGGAGAATTGATATGCCATGGATCGCCCTAGCAATTGGTGGAAGTGCCTTACTCGGCGCAAGCGCATCTAGAAGCGCAGCGTCTACACAATCAGATGCGGCTAACCGCGCTGCTGAACTTCAGAATCAACAGTTTCAACAAACCCGTGAAGACCTAGCGCCCTATCGTGCGGCTGGTCAAACTGCACTTAACGCGCTGACGCCTTTGGCAACAAACTATCAAAAGTTTGGCATGGCTCAATTTCAACAAGACCCAGGCTATGCGTTTCGTTTGTCTGAAGGTCAGAAAGCGCTTGACCGCAGTGCAGCCGCCCGTGGTGGTTTGATCAGCGGTGGGGCTTTAAAAGCCGCACAGCGTTATGGTCAGGACATGGGTTCACAAGAATACATGAATGCGTTTAATCGTTACCAGACTGAGCGTAATGCTCAATTAAACCCATTGCAATCGTTGGCTGGTGTTGGTCAAACTACAGCCAATCAATTAGGTCAATATGGCGCGGCCAATGCGGCTAACGTAGGCAATCTAATGACTGGTGGTGCTGCGGCGCAAGCAGCTGGTCGAGTAGGTGCGGCCAACGCAGCTACTGGTGGATTAGGTACATATCTAAACTACACAAGCAGTAACAATTTGCTTAACGCTCTGCGCGGTACAGGTAGTAGTAGCCCAACAAATGCGCAATTAGCCGATATGTATTATTTAAATGGTTAAGAGGTAAATATGGCACTTAATCCAAACATTGCACTTGGCGTTAGACCCTTAGAGATTGCTAATCCTTTGGCGCAGTATGGCCAGATTGCACAGATTCAAAACGCGCAAAATCAAAATGCTATGGCGCAAATTCAAATGCGTGAAGCCGAAGCGGCCGCGCAAGAGAAAAATATGTTGCGCAGGCTAGACCCTACCGCTGCTGATTATGAAAGCCAACTGTTTAGAGTTAGTCCTCAGTTGGGTATTAACTACCGAAAAGAAAAAGCCGCAGCCGAAGCAAGCAAAGCCGCAACGGCGTCTAGCCTTGCTACGGCAGCCAAAGCAAAACAACAACTGTTAGGTCAAGCCTTGCGTGATATTAGCGGTCGCCCATCGGACGCCAATATTACTGCGCATACAGAAGACATTCAAGCGTCGCCCTTGTTTTCGCCAGAAGAAAAAGCAAGGGCTTTAGTTACACAGCAGACTTTGTTGTCAATACCTTTTGACCAACGCCAAGCATATCTTGCGGCTCAAGGTGCTAGCGCAAGCGAATTAAAGCCTACGTTAACTTCGCAAGATTTTGGTGGCGGCAAACGAGTAATAGCTACGCCTGCATTTGGTGGCGCGGCAACTCTAGTGCCTGGCAGTGAAATTACTAAAACGCCAACTTTTGCCGACATAACTAGCCAAGGTCAGCTTAAAGTATCGCAAGGTCAACTTGGCGTGTCGCAAGGCCAGCTTAATTTGGCGCGCGATAGATTGGCTCAAGAAAATCAAGGCGTTACTTATCAACAAGACGCGCAAGGTAATTTTGTTGCTTTACCATCACGGCTTCCTTCAGGTGTTATGCCTGTCGCAAGGCCAGTTACTGGCGAGGGCGGCGCGCCTGTCAAAGGTAAACCCTCGGCGTTTGCAGAAAAGACTGCGGCGCAACGAGCGCAAACGAATAGGGATCTTGGCTTTGCAATTACACAATTAAGCGAAGTTACAAAAGATGGGGGTTTGATTGACCAATCTACTGGTAGCGGCGCTGGCCGACTAGCTGATATTGGCGCAGGGTTTGTTGGTAAGGCAACGCCCGGCGCAATTGCAATTGGAAAGATTGCGCCAATTGCAGATTTAGTGCTAAAAATGGTTCCTCGATTTGAAGGGCCGCAGTCAAATAAAGACACTCAGTCTTACAAAGAAGCTGCTGGTCAATTAGCCGATCCTACATTGCCAACAGCAATTAGAAAAGAAGCAGGTAAAACTGTTCTTCGTTTAATGCAAGAGCGCAAAAACCAATTTGTAACCAATGATATGGCGGCTGAAGGCGCTGCGCCCACACAAATCGCACCGCCAGCTGGCTTTACCCCAGACCAATAAAGGCACAACATGAGTTTGCAAACTGCAACTAACCCTACTACCGGCGAACGTGTTGTTTTAGTTGGCGACCAATGGAAGCCGATTACACAATCTGCAACCAATAAGCAAGGCGTCAAAGCATACCTTGTTGGGGGTAACTGGTTAACCGATGACGCGCCTACTGCCGCGCCTGCGCCTAGCGGTGGGGGCATACCCGGCCCGCGTGCAGGCCCGTCAGTGTATGGGTCTGCACCGTCAAACCCTGTACTAAAATCGTTGTACGCCCCCGCCGTTGGTTTTTATCGGGGCTTACAAGACATCACTGACACTGCGGCAATTGCGGCTACAGAAGCATTGGGCATCAAAGGCGCGCGCGAAACAGCAGCGCAACAAAAACAACAATATGAACAAAATTACGGCGACCTAATGGGCGGCGAAGTTGGCCGCGTAGGTGGCCAAATAGTAGGCACGTTGCCTGTAGGTGGTGCAATTGCTGCGCCGATAAAAAAAGTGGCCCAGATGGCTCCCTCGTTGGCCAAATTTTTAACGCCGTTGGCCACGTCTATTCAAAGCGGTGGGTTTCAAACTGGCCTTAAACCAGGCGTAATTAACGTAGCAACAAAAGGTGTAGGCGGCGGCGTCGTAGGCGGCGCGTCTGCTGCGGCGGTTAACCCAGAAGACGCCGAAATGGGCGCGGCCATAGGGGCTGCAGTGCCTACAGTAATTGCACCGTTGGTTGGTAAAGTGGTAAATTACGGGCGCAAAATTGCAGACCTAAAATCAGCTACATATTTAGACGCCGTTGAAGGCAAGGGCCGAGATATTATCAATGCTTTGCGCAGCAAGGGGGCCGTAATTGTTCCCGGTTCCGCGCCAACTGCGGGTCAAGTGGCCGCGCCTGTTGGGGGCGCCAAATTCTCTGCGTTGCAACAAGAGTTGTCCGAGTTACCCGGTGTGGCTACTGAATATGCCGGCGCAGCAGCGCAAACAAACCAAGCTCGATTGGCGCAAGAAACGCGTGTTCAACAACGGTTTCAAAATGTTGCGGGCAAACTGCAAGCAAAGATTGACCGTAATTTGGTGGATGTTAGCCCGTCTGAGGTAGGTGAGGCCTTGACCGCTGCTGCCAACGCTGAAAGACAGTCTGTTAAAGCTAACGTAACTCAACCCGCATATAAAGCCGCGTTTGATGCTGCGGGCGACGCCAAAATTGATATTTCAAATGTTATTGCCGACGCCGAACGTATTCTTGACCGCAAGCTGTCTAGTTTTGCTACTGAAACTGCGCCCGATACGGTACGCAAACTGCGCGGGTTCATGCCGTCAGTGCCGGAAGCGGAAGCAGTAACAATTGGTAAAGCAGGTTTTAAAGCAGCTAAAGCGCCTACGCCGCCCCCAGCAACGCCTGAAGCAACTCTGTTGCAGCTTGACGATGTTCGCAAAGCCATTAACGCAGACATTGCTGCGGCTTCGTCAAGCAACGCGCCTATGGCGGCCACAACGCTTAAAAACTTAAAGCAGTTGCATGCCGCAATTGACGACGCGATTGGTAAAAGCACCACCTTGGCTGACGATGCTAAAACGCTGTACGCCAACGCCGTATCTAAATACCGCACTGAGTACGCGCCTCGGTTTAAAGAAGGCGTCAACGCTAACTTGTTTAAGCGCACCAGTTTGGGTGAAGACAAAATTCGACCTGAAGATGTCATAAACCGTTACTTTACGCCTAACGGTGAGTCGGAAGCGCGGCAATTTACCCAGTTGTTTGGCAACAACCCAGACGCGTTAAAAATTGCACGGGCTGGCATTGAAGACGTGTATCGCAAAAAGGTTGCGCAAGGCGGCATGTCGCACGCTAACTTTATGCGAGATTACGGGCGCACGATTGATATTTATGACGGCGCAGGAATGAATCTGCGCCAGCGGTTTGATGTTATTGACAAAGACGCGCAGCGCTTGGCGCGCGTTGAAGACATGGCTAAATCCAGCGGCAACAAGTTGGCCCCCGCTTTACCGCCAGGGTCTAACGCCTTGGCAGTGGAAGCGCGGATTGGCGAATTAACCAAAGGGTTAGACAACCGTCAATTGACTGCAATCAATTCTGTGCGTGACGATTTAGCCCGCGAAGCTGAGTTTGAGCGCTTGGCGTCTGCGGGCAGAAAAAGCGGTAAAGATGTAGGCCAGATAGCAACGCAAGTTGGTAAAGAATCTGGCGTGGCGCCTACTTCTGCTTTTCTGTCCATGCCTATTACCATTTATAACGCAGTGGTCAAACGATTGCTGGGGGTTGTAGACGATAAGTTGGCCATGGAGTTGGCACGCGAAATGTTAAGCCCAGCAGTTACGGCAGAATCTATTCAAAAAGCAATGGCTCGGCAGGCTCAACAGCAAGCAACAAATGAATTGGCAAAGCAAATTGCACCCCGCGCTGCTGCCGCTGCCGCGCAAATGCCCGCGTCAGAAAACCAAAACGCATTGGCAAGATAATGGACACGCAAGTTCTTTTTAACATCGCGGTAAGTTTAGCGGGGTTCTTAGGGGGTTGGGTGCTGAATAACATCTACAGATCGCTTGAGCGCCTTGACACCGACGTGCGGGCTATGCCACTCAACTACGTCACCCGCGACGACTACCGCGCTGACATGCGTGACATTAAAGAAATGCTTGGTAAGATATTTGACAAACTAGACAACAAAGTAGACAAATGAAAGACTGGGCCGAAGCAATCATTGCGGCGGCCTGTATAGTGGCCTTCGTTATATTTGGCACGTACATAATTGCATGGAGTTTGAGTTGATATGAATTGGTCAGACGCACTTAAAGCAGTAATACCAATCGTTGTCATGTCTTTGGCGTGGCTGTTGGGGCAGGTTAACTCTTTCTCTGAGCGCCTGACTAAGATTGAAGGCCAGATGCCTGCCTTGATTACCAAAGAGGGTACCCCCACTGACAGCCCTATATCTGCCGAGCGCCGTGCCGTTTTGAAAGAAAGTTTAATGAACCACATCAACGAACTACAAGTCAAGGTTCGCCTACTTGAAGAACGTGAAAAACTGGGGAAAAAATAATGTTAGACATCTTATCCGGCGGTATTCTGGGGTCTGTGTTTGGCGGTCTGTTCCGCCTTGCGCCTGAAGTCTTAAAGTTCTTTGATAAGAAGAACGAGCGTGAGCATGAGCTTGCCATGTTCAAAAACCAATGCGAGTTGGAGCAGATGCGTGGCCAGATGAAGCTGGCTGAGATAGGCGCACAGCGGGAAGCCGCTATTGACGTAGGCGTAATGGATGCGTTTCAGTCTGCCATAGAACAACAAGCTACGATGGCCAAAGCTGCCGGAGGTTGGGTTGCTGGCTTATCCGCTTCTGTGCGTCCAGTGGTTACATACTGGGTGCTGTTTGTCTGGTCGTTCATCCACGTATGGTTTGCATGGAACGCATGGCTTGCCGGTGCGCCAGCCGCCGAAGTGTTTAAAACCATGATGACACCTGACTTCTCAGCCCTGTTGTCTGGGACAATTAACTATTGGTTCCTTGACAGAACTCTAAAGCAACGTGGCCTATGAACTTAGAACTAGCCGCAGAGATGTGCAAACGGTTTGAGGGCTTTCGCTCCAAGCCGTATCTTTGCCCTGCCAACGTAGCCACAATTGGCTACGGTTCTACATATTACGCAGACAAGCGCAAGGTAACTTTGGAAGACCCACCGATGAGTCAGGAAGAAGCTCACGCCCTTTTGATGATTGAGCTTGAGCATACATACTTGCCAGGCGTTTTGAGGAACTGCCCCGGTCTGATTACTGACGTTCGCAAGTGCAACGCCATTGTGGACTTTGCCTACAACTTGGGCACGGGGCGTTTGCAGACTTCAACCCTCAAACGCAAGATAAACGCAGGCGATTGGGAAGGCGCTGCCGAGCAACTGATGCTTTGGACTAAGGGCGGCGGCAAGGTGTTGCCGGGCCTTCTCAAGCGCAGGCAAGCCGAATGCACCCTTATTCTTTAGTTAGCGCCCTGTAAGCCTCAATGGCGGTCTTTAGATCGCATTGTAACTGCTGTATGCGGTCGTCTTGCTCACACAGCTTGGCGTAGGCTTCATCGGCAAACTTGGCCAAGTTGGCCTGGCTCCATGTTGCAAAGTCTGGTCTGTTAGTCATTGACTTCCTTTTTTGACGGCGCGTCTAGTTCAAGGCGGTAATACTTGGCCGGCATCTTGGCGTTCTTATCCAAGTAATTGCGCAACCATTCGGCGCCGCCAAGTTCTTGCATGATCATCCAATGTCTATCTGACATTCGTATGTTTCTAAACGTCAATGGTTCAGGTGGTTTTGGTCGTGGCATTTACCTGACTCTCCTAAGTGGCATGTCCATAACGCGCTCTGGCGGCGGGGGCGGCATTTTTTCAGAAGGCGGCGTCCAGCCATGCTTGCGCCAGAGGGCTTGCACGTCAGAGCCAGGCTCCCATTTAAAATCTTTTAACGGCACTGATGGATAACTGATCTTTGAGTAAGGTGGTTTTTCTAGCATTGTGTTGCTCCTTTAAGTAGTTCTAGTCTTTCCCGTGCTACGCGCAGGGTGTTGTAGCGCTGATGAAGGCGCTGAAGCATGGTAACGCGCTTGGCGCCATCACGTTCCTCGTTAAGCAGTTTGAGGACGTCTTCCTCACTCATCCTGCTAAGTTCATTGTTAAGGCTTCGCCAGGTAGTTGTCAATTTTCTTCTCCAATTCAGTAATTGTCCCGCGCACGCGCATGAGCGCCCGCACTGCGGCGTTGGCTTCGCGGTCGCGTATGCGCAACTCGGCCTTGGCCACTTTAAGTTTGGCTTTCCATTGGTCAATTCGTTTCATTTTCTTTCCTTAACATCGTAAAACCAATCATCGCCTGCTGACCACTTGCGTGTGCCATCCACTGTCCACAGGCGCTGCGCCGCTTGGAAGTCAGGAAACTTTGTCTCAGCAGGGATTAGGCTCTGGTCGTACCACAGGCATCGGTTGTTTGGCTGGCAAGCAAACTGGCCATTGTCTAGCGCAATCCAATTGAACGACTTGTGTTCCTCGGCCTGCTCGGTAAAACCCGTGTCTAAACTTAATTCGTCAGCACAAAAATCTACAGTGAACAAGTAGCGCCCAAAGTGCCACTCACGGTCTTTACCCAAAAACTTTACGCCCAGGTTACGCAAGCCAATCTTTTCAAGAATGGTAAACCTGTAGCCCATGCAGTCCCACAACTGAAGCGTGTCAATAGGCAAGTTGCCAGCGTCTTTGTGCCACACATACGCGTGTATCGGCAGCTTGTCATACAAAGCGCCGTAGGCCGGCAATAGCGATTCAATTCGGAACACTTGGCCACGCAAGGCTTTAAGGCTCACCCAGATGGCCGGCTCCAACTCGCCGTGCCCCTTGTGATCGTTGTACAAAAACTCGCGCTTCACAAAGCATTTCATGGGCGGCAGTGACGCCACGATATAACTCATTTCAGTTCCTCCATTGCAATATCAGATATGGCGCGCTTGTCGTGCAAGGCCGCCCAAATTTTTTCATCTACCGTTTTGCTGGTCAGTAGGATATAGCACCACACAGGGTGTTGTTGCCCGCTGCGGTGCAAACGACCAATGGTCTGCTCGTACAGTTCCAAACTCCACGGCAGCGACAGAAACACCATGTGACTGCCGCCGTGCTGTAAGTTAAGCCCGTGGCCGGCTGACTTTGGATGGACGGCCAATAGCCTGATCTTTCCATCATTCCATCGCTTAATGGCGTCGGTGTCGTCAAGGGTGGTGACATTAAAGCGTCGCTTGAGTTCGGCAAGTTCTTCTTGGTAGTTGTACACAATAATGGTGTTGGCATGCTGGTTCTCATCGAGTAATTCTTCAAGCCTTTCAAACTTGTGCATGCTGTACCAGATCGGGCGTTGCGTGGAAACAAACTTGCCAGGCGACTCTGACGGCGTGGTCTTCGTATCGTAAACAAAACCTGACGCCAGTTGTTGTAGCTTGCCCGTGACAACGGCGGCGTTCACAGCAGTGATGCCTTCCAGCACAAAGTCTTTCTTCATGGTGTTGTACGGCGTCATGTCCATGGTGCAGGCCAGTTCAACTGTATGCAAAGGCGGCAGCTTGTCCTTATACTCACCTGCCTCCAAGACAAATGTGGCCGGCCGTATCACGTCCATGACTTTCTGAAGTGAACCGACACGCGGCGCCCATTCACCAAACTCCTTGTTGATCAGCACAAAGTATTGCTGCATGAACGCGCCTTTAGACCGACCAAGCAGGCTTTGATCAACGATCTTGCACTGGCCAAACACATCCTCAAGGCCGTTGCTAGTAAACGAGCCAGTCAAGCCCCATCGCGTCGTCATGGGGTCAACAACTTTAAGAAATGCTTTGAAGCGTGTGCCTGATGGGTTTTTTAATCTGGTCAGTTCGTCAAACACCACGCCATCAAAATTCAGCTTCTGCTCGGCCAACCACTGCAAGTTGTCGTAATTGGTCACAACCATTTGGGCGGGGCTTTTAAGGGCGTCTAAGCGCTGTTTAGGTGTGCCAACGCACAGAGCCATGCTGATGCGGTCTGCCCACTTAGGGCGCTCGACTGGCCATACGTCAGTACAGACGCGTTTGGGCGCCAACACCAGCCAGCGCTTGACGTGGCCGTCGCGGATCATCTCCCACATGGCCGTCAAAGTAATCGCCGTCTTGCCTGCACCGACTGGCGCCAAGATCATTGCCCTGTCATGCTCAAAGAGAAAGTCAGCAGCAGTGTTTTGGTATGGCCTTAACTCCACTGCGCTGCCATCGCGTCGGCGATGCCTTGAAATGTTTTGTTGCGAATTTTTGCGCGTTCTTTAGGTTTTAATGACGCTGCATCTGCATACCATTTTGTCATTCGTTTACCACTTTTATATTCAATAAACTCACCTTTACCAACAACATTGGTAGGGTTTAATTTAGGTAAATTTTTTAGCCATAAACAAGTTGATTTGCTTGCTTCATGTCCAAATTGCCAAGGGTGAATAATTTGGTTTGGTTTACGCCAAGTTGTACTCATTATTCCTATGGGATTTTCAATTGCAATCATAGGAATATTAGCGTTTGCCAAACGCATAAAAAATTCAATGGCGTCTTTTCTATCTTGTTGCCTTGTTGGAAATCTGTCTTTATATTCATCTTTCATCCATTTATTACCTGTAACTGTTAAATAAGTGCAAGGGGGGTGCGCTATCATCAAATCCCACCCCCCCCCATCTAATATGTCAAACACTGATCCTTGGTAATGATTACCAGGTACATCTGTAGGCTCTAAATCACAAGACCACGCGTCATGCCCGCGTTTAGCAAACGCTTCTCTAACAGTCCCCGAAAATTCACACGCCACTAATACTTTTAATCCACTCATTAACATGCTCCTTAGTCCATAAACACGCATAGTTCTGGCGCAGCAGCGCCATCTCTGTCTGAAATAGTTTTTGTAGTTCCGACAATCTGCCGCCTTTGGTTTTCAATTCCACAAACCAAGTTTGGCCATCGGGTAAACACGCAATGCGGTCTGCTACACCTTTGCGTCCGGGAGATGTAAACTTCCAAGTCCGGCCACCGATGCGTTGCACCGCCCAATCAAAATAAACTTCAATTTCTTTTTCACGCATGCCGTGAAGTATACATGTAAAAAAGATTTGCACAACAATTATTTCTGTGCTATATTTGAGTCTCAATAAACGAAAGGACAGTAAAGTGCAACATTCAAATATCGTCGGCGGCTCTACAGCAAAGCGCGTCATCAACTGCCCAGGCAGTGTGGCGCTGGTGCAGAAAATGCCACCAAGACCTTCTAACAAATACGCTGACGAAGGCACACTTCTACACAACGTCATGGCCGAACTTATCATGGGTGAGGAGCCACCAGACTATTACCTTGGCACACGCTATGAAGATCAAATCCTTACGCCTGAATTGGTGGAAGAAAAAATCTGGCCAGCCTTGCGCGCCCTTGACATCATCGACCCCGAACAAAAAATGGAAATTGAAGCAGAGACTAGAGTTGGCTTTGGTGATCTGTTGCCTGGCGTGTTTGGATCAACTGATCTCATTGGCCGCCTTGGTAACCGCGCCGTCGTTTTGGATTGGAAATTTGGTGACGGCGTTATGGTTGAGGTTGAGGAAAACCCGCAGTTGATGTTCTACGCGGCGGCCGCTATGCGCACGCCAGAAGCGCAGTGGGCGTTTGATGGCGTGACTGAGATTGAGTGCATTATTGTGCAGCCACCTGAAATCCGCCGCTGGGTGACAACGCCTGCGCGCATTGCTGAGTTTGAATTAGAGTTGGTGCAGGCTGTCAAGCAAGCCGAGAAGCCAGACGCCAAGCTGGCTGTTGGTGACCATTGCCGTTGGTGCGCGGCCAAACCGATTTGCCCCAAGATGACGGGCGCTGCCGACCGTGCGCTTAAGGTGCAAATTGAAGCACTGCCGGCTGTGCAGATTAGCGATTACCTTAAGACCGCTGATATGCTAGAGGAATGGATTAAAGACTTGCGCGCCCTTGCATTGCAGATGCTTGAGTCTGGCGCCAAGTTGCCTGAATATAAACTGGTGGCTAAGCGTGCCATCCGGTCATGGTCAGACGAAGAGAAAGCAAAAATTGCTTTGTTTGCGTGTGGCCTCACAGAATCTGAAGTGATGGAGACTTCTGTCGTCTCCCCCGCCAAGGCCGAAAAGGCGCTTAAAAAGCGCAAGATCGGCCTACCGGAAGACCTAGTGGTCGCCATCTCGTCAGGTAATACTTTGGCAAACGTGGATGATCCACGACCCGAAGTAATGCTCTTGGGCAAACAGTTATCTGCTGCCCTTTCTAAACTCCAGTAAAGGAAAATCATGTCAAATTTAGTAACCTTCTCTCAAGCAAACTTGCCTGCCGTTTCAACTTTATCTAGCGCTTTGCGTTCGATCCAAGCCGAAGTCGGCCCTGCTGGTGTTGTCATCCTTAAGATGGACAAGACCGGCCACTGGGTCTTTGGTGCGGATCAAACCGAAGCTGAAGACGACGCTGTGTGGGCTGTCAATCCTTTCTCATTTGTGCATGGTTTCATCGCTTGGGGCGATGGCGAAGTGCTGGGCGAGAAGATGGTGTCCGTCAGCAACCCTTTGCCTGAGTTGGATGAGGCGCCACCTTCAGCCAAAAAAGGTTGGGAAACTCAAGTCGGCATGTCACTCAAGTGCATCTCTGGCGAAGACAAGGGTATGGAAGCGCGCTTCACCACCACGTCAGTGGGCGGCAAGCGTGCGGTTCAGACTTTGGCCGTTGCTTTGGCCGAGCAGGTCGAGAAAGACCAGACCAAGCCAGTGCCAGTCGTGCGTCTGAAGAAAGACCACTACGCTCACAAATCCTACGGCAAGATTTACACGCCAGTGTTTGAGGTTGTTGAGTGGGTGAGCATGGATGGCGAAGCGCCCAAAGCAGACGAGCCAGCATGGCCAACAGCCGAACAGGAAGCTGCTAAGGCGCCTGCACGCCGTCGCCGTAGCGCTTAACTTTCTGATGGGCGTTATGAGCGCCCATTGGAAAGGAGACGCCAATGCTTTGGTTAGATTTTGAAACCCGCAGTGAATGCGACCTACGCGCCAAGGGCGTGTATAACTATGCGCAGGATAGCTCAACTGACGTTCTAATGTTATCTTATGCGTTTGACGATGAAGACGTGGTGACGTGGCTGCCTAGCCAGCCATTCCCCGAGCGCGTGCGCAACTACACTGGCCAGATCAGGGCGCATAACGCAGCGTTTGAGCGCTTGATCTTTTGGTATGTCTTACAAATAGATTTTAAATTGGAACAGTTCTATTGCACTGCAACACAAGCCCGTGCCAACTGCGCGCCTGGCAGTTTGGAAGACGTTGGCCGCTTTGCTGGCGCGTCTATGAAAAAAGATCACAGAGGCGCGCAACTGATCCGCTTGATGTGCGTGCCGCCATTCAAAGACTCGCCTGAACTAATGGCCGAGATGATCAAGTATTGTGAGCAAGACGTGCGCGCCATGCGTGCGATCAGCAAGGGCATGCGCGACTTGTCAGCCGAGGAATTGCTGGACTATCACGTCAACGAGAAGATCAACGACCGTGGCGTGCTGGTGGACGTGCCGTTGTGCCACGCCGCAGTCAAGTACGCGTCAGACGAGTTGATCGAGATTGAAGAGATCGTCAAAGAAGTCACCGACGGCGTGATCACCAGCGTTCGCAGCCCCCGCATGCGTGAGTGGGTTTGGGATCGCGTGGACGAAGAAGCACGCAAGCTGATGCAGAAAGACGACAAGGTTAGTATCGACAAAACCGTAAGAGCCAATCTTTTAAACTGTGAAGGAGTGCCACCCGATGTTCAAGAAGTCATTCAATGCGCAGACGACCTATGGGCATCGTCAGTCGCAAAATTTAACAGACTTGCAGCTTTGGCAGATGTTGAAGATGAGCGAGTCCGAGGAGCGTTTGTATTTGCAGGCGGTTCAGCAACAGGCCGAGCATCGTCCTACGGCGCGCAAGTCCACAACTTCACCCGCAAGTGCGCAGAGCAACCCGACGACGTCAGGCACGCCATGGTCAGAGGGCACGCAATCGTGCCTCGGTATGGAAAGCGCGTTACCGATGTTCTCAAAGGAATGCTCAGACCCGCAATCATCCCCGCCGCCGGCAAGCACCTTGTCGTTGCCGACTGGTCGGCCATCGAAGCGCGGGTCAATCCATGGCTCTCAGGTCGAGGTCAAGACAAGCTGGAGATTTTTAGAACCGGCAGAGACGTCTATAAAGTCAACGCCGCAGCCACGTTCAATATCTCAGTTACCGACGTCACCGACGACCAGCGCCAGATCGGGAAGGTTCAAGAACTTGCCTGTGGATTTGCTGGCGGCGTGGGCGCTTTTGCTGCTATGGGTCGGGCTTATGGGATCAGTCTTCCTGAGCCGGTTGCCAAACGCATGGTTGATGGCTGGCGCCGTGCTAATCCTTGGAGCGTACCTTATTGGTCGGCGCTTGAGGACGCATACACCCGAGCAATGAGAAACAAAGGGCGTGAATTCAAGGCTGGCCTTATAACATATTTATACGATGGCTTGCACTTGTGGTATGCCCTACCCTCTGGCCGCATTTTGTGCTACCCCTATGCCAAACTGGAATCAGACGGCGTCAGTTATGCCAAAGCGGCATGGAAGCCCGCGCAAGATGCAAAAGAATGGCCACGCGCCCGTCTGTGGAAAGGCTTGGCATGTGAAAATGTAACGCAGGCAGTGGCCAACGATTTGCTTCGCCACGCCCTGCGCCAACTCGACGACGTTGTGCTGCATGTGCATGATGAAATCGTATTAGAGACGGCGAACCCCAACGCCGCAGAAGAATTAAAACGTGTGATGTGTACAGCGCCAGCGTGGGCCGATGGACTACCGCTCAACGCTGAAGTAGAAACTATGACCCGCTACGGAAAGGGCTGACATGACAGAACAATGGCG